GGGGCAGCGAGTTTGCACCTCCTGCCCCTGGCCACAGTTCCCTAGAAACCATGACCCAAGAAGATTACCCGACAGACTTCCGAGCGCTGTGCGCTGAGCTAAACAAATGGGTGATTGAGCTAGCCGCAAGTCACTCCAACCTGTCTGATTCAGGTATCGCCAAAGTCAACGAGCTTGTTGATCGCACCGTTGCCGCTTTGGCCCAGCCCGAGCCGCAGGGGCCGACGGATAAGGAGCTATGCAAGACGCTTCATCAGGCGATCTGCGACTTTCCGCCAACACATCCAAGCGCCCATGACTTGGATGGCCACCAATACGAGATAGCACTAGAGATTCGCAAAGCCCGCGCCGTCCTCGCCCGCTGGGGCAAGTAGCCATTACCACTAATCACCCATGACACAACAACATCCCATCACCCCACCGCCAGAGCTGATAAAGCAGTGGTACATGGAGGCTACTGGCCCGGACTACGAAGGAGAGATTGCTCGCCGCGCCGCCCAATGGGGCGCCGACCAGGAACTAGAGGCTTGCCGCATGGAGATCATTGATGGGGCGGGAGTTTTCTATATCGACGAAACCAGCGACCGTGTTCGTTTAACCGAAGACATCTGGACTGCCCGCCGCCCCAAGCCGCCGAGCTTGAAGGGGCAGGCGCTAGAGGCGTTAGCTCACATTCTCAATAACAGCTCTACTCAACTTGGTGTAGACACCATCCGCCGCGCCCTTGAACAACTTCCCGACAACGAGTAGTCGCTTCCACTTCTATGTCTGAACTTTCACCCGCTGCGCAGGCAGTGCTGGATACTGCTTTCCCCGTCTACGACGAAGAGGAACACCTTTACGTCGCCACTAACGAACAACATGCAGGCATGATTGCCGCCGCCGCCCTGCGAGCTGCTGTTGCCCACACTCAACAACACCACAATCATGACGTGTGGAAGTGTGATGCCGATGAACTCCTCGCCATCGCTGCCGAGCTTGAAGCCCAGTAGTCACCTTCACTTCTATGTCTGACCCCAAAGATTGGAAGGACTACTGCGAAGCCAGCCTTGACCTGAGCAATCAGGACGATGTTGGTGAGTGCCCAGCAATGTTCGACCTGGCTTGGCCGAGCTGGATTGAACCAGACGAAGACGAGTAGTCGCTAAGGCGGGCAACCGGCCTGTTCAACAGGTTGTACCCCTCTTAGCCTTAATGCACTGCTACTCAATCCATGGCAACCACCTTCACCTGGAACATCGCCCAAATGGAGCGGGAAACCGCTGATGGCTATGTCTTCACTGTCCACTACACCGTGGACGCCAAAGACGACACCTATTCGGCTGGCGCCTATGGCTCACTCGGCCTAGAGCGCCCTGAGGGCAGCATGATCCCCTTCGCTGATCTGACCCCTGAGGTTGTGATCGGTTGGGTGAAAGAGAAGTTCGGCGCTGAGAAGGTGGCCGAGATCGAGGGTGCCCTGCAGGCACAACTCGATGAGCAGCGCAGCCCGAGCAAGCAGTCGGGCCTGCCCTGGGCTGCAGCACCTGCAGCTGCTTAGTCTCGCCGACTACTGTGCTCTAGTTCCCGCTCTGCACTGCATCGGGCTGAAGGCTCCGCTACGGCGGGGCCTTTGTTTTGCCGGGCAACTTAGAGCAACTGCTCGGCCACCATGACGCCAGAGGAACTTGCGGGCCTAGCCATTGCCTTACTGGCTGGCTCTGAGCTGCTCAGCATCATCCCTAGCGTCAAAGCCAACGGTTGGGTGCAACTGGTGCTGGCGGCCCTTCGGGGTATCGCAGCCGCTGCTCAGGTTGAGCAAACCAACAAGCGCAAGCGCCGCTGAGTCATGGTCGAAATCGTCGCTGCTTTGGCAGGTGCTGTCCTTGCCATTGGGGCAGGCGGTGTTGGTTCCTTTCTGCGCAAAGACGAGGAAGCCTCAAAGGCTGTGATCCGCCTGACCGCCGCTGTGGAGCACATTGCTGGTGAAGTCAGCCTGCTGCGTACAGAGATCAAGGAAGACCGGCAAGAGCTATACCCCCGCTTGAACGCGATTGAACAGCGCCTAGCTGTGCTGGAGACCAAGATATGAGCATCATTCAGCTGCGCGATGCGGCCAAGCACTTCAAGCAGCTGCCCCATCAACTCGCTGCGTGGGATTGGCTGCAGGAACACTTAGACGCTGACACGCTCAAGCAGTTTGCGGAGCTGTATCGCGCTGATCCGGCGATCAAGCAACCGCTGCCGCCGACCTGGCTGGCACCAAGTCTGAAGATCATCCGCGAGTTTGAAGGCTGCAAGCTGGAGGCCTACCGCTGCCCAGCTGGTGTGCCCACCATCGGTTGGGGCACCACACGGCTGATGGATACGCCGGTGCGCATGGGTGACAAGATCAGTCAGGCCCTAGCGGATGAGCTGCTGCAAAACGAGGTGGAGAACCTCTTCGGCCCTGGTGTGCTGCACCTGCTGCCGATGGCCAAGCAGTGGAAGCCCAATCAGGTCGCGGCCATCATCAGCTTTGCCTACAACCTCGGCCTTGGTGCTTTAGAGGATTCCACGCTGCGCAAGCGGCTGCTGGCTGGGGAAGACCCCTGCACCGTTGTGCGGGAAGAACTACCGCGCTGGGTGCATGCCGGCGAAGCCGTGCTGGCCGGGCTAGAGCGGCGCCGCGCTGCGGAGGTGGCCTTGTTCTGCGGTGATCAGCGCTTGGGCGTGCCTGCACAGCAGAAGCCCAACACACCGCTGAAGGTGCCCTACTACAGCCAGCGCGATTCCACGGTGGCTGGCCAGGCCAACCGGATGTGCTTCTCCAGCAGTTGCGCCATGCTCGTCTCCTTCCTGCGGCCGGGTGTGATTACGGGTTCTGCGGCCGACGATCAATACCTCAAGACGGTGCAGCGCTTTGGCGATACCACCGACGTGAATGCACAGCTCAAGGCATTAGCGCACTACGGCATCAAGGCTCGCTTCAAGCAAGACGCCGGTTGGGATGACCTGCAGCAGCAGATCGCACGTTCAGTGCCGATCCCCTGCGGATTCCTGCATCACGGCACCAGCGCCAAGCCCACTGGCGGCGGCCATTGGCTCACCGTGATCGGCATCACCAAAGGTCACGTCATCGTCAACGATCCCTTTGGCGAGATGGACGTGGTGCGCGGCACCTACCTCAACAGCAAAGGTTCAGGGCTGCCCTACAGCAAGGCGAACTGGGGGCCACGGTGGCTGGTGGAAGGACCGCGTTCCGGCTGGTGCATCATCGCCGAGCCATGAGGAACGTGAACATCAGCCAGCGCATTCAACCTGGCCTGTGGAAGGTCCACCGCAAAGACACCGGCGTGGTGGTGTGGATGGCGATGGCCAACGGCATTACCTACCTCAGCTATCACGAGGAGCAAACCCGCCTCTGGCTCAGCCGTGAGCTAGACGATCCTGAACCGCTCGATGCGGCATGAAAAAGCCCCCGGCATGACCACGGGGGCACGTTGAACATCCGACCTAGCTTGCCGGCTTGTCTTTTCTTAAGCCTTTCGCCACCATCATGCACTCAAACATCACTTCAGCTTGCCAGCGTTGTTGATGTTCAATGCAGTAACCAAGGCCACACACCCGCCACTTGATCCCATCCTTTGTAGTGACCTGATTGATGACAGGTTCACTCACGGGAATACTTAGCGCAACCTTCTAGGTTCCCGTTATGGCTTGGGGTGACTGGATGATTCCCAAGCCAGGACCGGAGCACCTGCTCACGCTGGAACAGCAGCGGCGTGCCGTTGATGGCTACACGCTGCCGCAGGCCAAGGCCATGCTGCTGCGCCTGTGCCAGCTGTCCCTGCATCAAGACCTGATCATCCGAGGCGCTACGCGGCGGATCGCAGAGCTTGAATGCACTCTTGCCCTTGCAGACCGCCAAGCTTAAGCCTGAGGGTGGTCATGGCTCGGTTGTGCATCTGCTGGGTGGCCTGACGGCTCACCTGCAGCTCGGCACCAATTTGTTCGTAAGGCTTCGGCAGGCGGGTGCTGCCGAAATAACGGCTGCGGATGATGTGCTGGTGCTCGGGGGTCAGATCGTTGATGGCTTCATGCAGCGCATCACTGAACTCTTGCAAGTCATCGAGTTGTCCATCGGTGCTGCGTGGATCAGCCACCACATCCATAAAGTCGCCGTACTTCTCACCGCCCGGCATCTTCTGATCCAGGCTCAAGACGCTGGCGTTGTGGTTGAGGTAGCCGAGCAGCGTTTGCTTCTGGATTCCGCAATGCTTGGCCACATCAGCCAGCGGCGGCAGCTTGCCATGCTCCCGCAGGTGCAGCTGCATGTAGTCCATCGCTTTGCGCAGCTGATCATTAGCCTGCATCGGCAGGTGGATGATGCGGCTGTGGCGGTTGATCGCCCGCGTGATGCCTTGGCGAATCCACCAGTAGCAATAGGTGCTGAACTTGTAGCCCAGCGCCGGCTCAAATTTGAGGATGGCGGAATCGAGGCCAATCAGACCTTCTTGAATCAGGTCTTCAAGGGTCAGCGTGCCGCTGTACTTCTTGTATTTGCCGGCCACATTGACGGCCAGGCGAATGTTGGAGAGAAAGAAGCGATCACGAGCGCGGCGCCCTTTGTTGATGATGCCCTTCTGCTGTTTGGTGGGCTTTTGAGGGTCACCGATGGCGAGCCAGGCCTGCACCTGACGGGCCAGGGTGATCTCTTCGGCAGCCGTGAGCAGGGGATAGCGGCGCGAGTGCTGGATGATCCAATCGACGGAAGTGCCAGGCGTAGCCATTGGCAGCAGTGTGGGGGAGAAATGGCTAGTGTTTGGGCCTAGACCTTTTTCGAGGGCTAGGCGGAACCGTAGAGGCAGGCTGCGGTAAGGCCAGTGGTGCGTGAGCCCTGGCCACCTGCCACCTTTTTGCTCAGACCGTGGCCAAGGTCACAGTGTGTTCTTGGTCCTGGTATTTGCCAGCGCGGTCTTCGTAGCTGACCGAGCAGGGATCGCCTTCAAAGAAGAGCAGCTGACAGATGCCCTCGTTGGCGTAGATGCGGCAGTCCGCGCCGGAGGAGTTGGAGAACTCCAGGGTGAGGTGGCCGCGCCAGCCAGCTTCAGCGGGGGTCATGTTGGCGATCACACCCATACGGGCATAGGTGGATTTGCCTAGGCAGATCACCGTGACGTTTGGCGGTACGCAGAGCTTTTCCAAGGCGACGCCCAAGCCGTAGCTGTGGGCCGGCAGCACGAAGTAGCGGCCGCGTTCATCGCTCTGCAGCTCGACGTTGCGCAGGTTCTCGGGGTTGAACGCCTTGGGGTCCATGATTGTGCCCGGCACATGCTGAAACACGCGGAAATCAGCAGGTGACAGGCGGATGTCGTAGCCGTAGGAGCTGCAGCCGTAGCTGAGCACCTTGTGGCTAGCGATCTGCCGGATCAAGGTGGGTTCAAACGGCTGGATCATGCCGGCGTCAGCGCGGACGCGAATCCAGTGGTCGGCTTTGATCACAGGGCTTCTCCGCGTGTTTTGCGGGCCAGCACCCATGCGGCAAACGCCACGATCAAGCTGGCGGTTTGGTTGTTGATTGGTGCGGCGTGGGGGTAGCTATCACGCCACCACTCAGCCAGCAGATCCTCAAGCGTCGGCGTTGATGTCGTCATCGGTGGTGGTAGTAAGCAGGCCGGTGTAGGTGGATTTGTGCTTGTGACCCGTAGGCAGTTGATCGCGGCCGCTGGCTTGGTAGGCCGCTTCCAGGCGGTCTTGCCGTGCCTGCTGTTCAATCGGGTTGCAGTCTGGGTTCATCAGATGTTTAGTGTTTGAAGCCTGTGGTGTCTTGTGTGACAAGACCGGCAAAGCCATCGAACATCAAGTGGCTTGGTGTAGTCATCGTGATGTGCTTCAGGCTTGCAACAGTTCCCGCAGTCAGAACATAAAGACGGTCGAACAAGCTTTCCATTCCTTAAGGCGGTTTGGGTCGCGATTCGCGCTTTTCGCCTGACTGGATCTGCTGCCTCTTTGGCGTAAAGATTCGCCAACTGCTGACGCCTTTCTGGCCGTCTTGACCTCTCCTTGTCGTAAAGACGAATGCGCAACAGGTTTTCGCTGCGGTGTTTGGACACCCTAGACTTCACGCATTGACGACAGAAGTTCAGGTGGCCATCCAGCATTCGGCTATGCCTGTAGAAATGGTCAAGAGGCAGCAGCTGGTGGCAGCCTCGACAGCATTTGTCTTCTGCCATTTCTAAAAAGGCATGGCTCCAGTGGATTCGGTCTTGGACTTTTGATCACTGACAGCGAGCAGCAGGTAGTCATTGCCGGCTTTGCTGACCTTGGGCCGCAGGTTGGCGCGGATCTGCACGCAGGGCTGGCCTTTGTCGTTGCTGACCGGGTTCTGCGTCAGCGCCCAGTTGTAGAGCTTCTCAATCTCTTCTACCGGCACATCAGAGGATGCCCAGTAGGCGCCTTGCGTGTTTTTGTCTTGGTTGCAGTTGAACCAGAGGGTGAAGGCATCAGGTGCGAAATCAGTCATGAATCAGTCGATGACGGGAAGGTTGAAGTAACGGCGCAGGGCGTCATGCACAGCGCCGCTTGGGGTGAGCTGATGTTCATCCGCGTGTTGGCGGATCAGCTTCATCACGTCTGGCCAAAGGTGGGCACAGACCGCCACGCTCTTGGTGCTGCGGGCATAACGCCGCCGCGAAGGAGCGGGCCTGCGTTCGCTAGCGCTAGTCATCTAGGGCGCACCACAGGTAGGGGGTATGGCGGTGGGCATAGAAATCAACCGGTGCAATCACCAGTGCTTGATCCTGCAATAGCGCCAGCTCTCTTAGTTGAAGCCAGTACGACTTAACGCGCTGATAAGAGCAGAAGCGGTGCTCAGCCGGTACGGCATTCGCCGAGGATTCCCACCGCAGCAGAGTGCCGTAAACTGCAGCAAGGTAGGCGCCCGAGCTATTCCTCAGCAGCCAATAAACCCGGTGCAGATACGGATCGCTGAAGCAGGAGCAGGTCAGCGCGGATCCGCTGGAGCAGTGCCCGCTTGGCGCAGTGGTTGCCGAAGTATGTAAGTCTTGCATTGAATGCAGCTTCTGCATAAGCATCTGCTGCTGCAGATTCAACAGCTTTGATGGCATCGCATACATGCGCGTGAGCAAGTCGGATGTGCTCATCAGGCGGCAACGGCATGAAGCTGCTCCATCAGGAAGTCGCGGTGCGCGGCGGTCTTGATGTAGTCGGCGGCCTTCTTGTCAGGCGGCAGGCTGAAGCGCTCTTGAAAGGCCAGCACGATCTGACTGCGGCGCTCGTCGCTCACCTTGAGCACGGCTTGCACCAGCTCTTGAATCTCAGCAGCGCTGAGCTTTTCTGGATTTGGGGAAGGCGCTTTCTTCGCAGGAACAGCTTTAACGGCAAGCGGCTTGCTAGCGCTAGCCGTTTCGGGCTGGGCATTGTCGTCGCGCATCGGGTTTTCCACCTCGACCCGCGCCCACAGCTCATAGCCCAAGCCAAAGGCAAACGCAGCGGCCGTACACAGGCAGCGGCGGTGCGTGTCGGTCAGCGTCCGCGCCGTGATCCGCTCAAACGGAATCGGGTTGTTGCGGTTGTCCATGCACGCCTGCGGGAAGTCCGGCGTCACCTGATCTCCATTGGCGAAATAGCCAACGACGTAGCCCGAGCCATCAGGAGCACGCCAGACGTGGCCGCCAT